GTTCATCTTTGTGTGACACTAACCAAATTGATTTGTTGCTTTCTCTACTCATCTTTTTAAGGATAGCAAGACTGTTTTCTACACCCGAGCTATCCATACCGCTGTCGACTAACTCGTCAATGAACAACAAGTTAATGGGTTGATATAAACTTTCCCAAACATCACGGAACGCCCACGACAAACTTAAAATAAGTCTGTTGCGTTCACCACGTGACAAGTTGTCAAAGTCTAAATCTCTACCTAGCTCAGTAATGGATACAGATAAGTCGTTGTTAAACTTAACTGTGTGTGGTAATCCAATACGATCCAGGTATTGTCCCAAGCGGGCATTTAAATAACTTAAATTTTGATCAATAATACGTTTACGAATAAATGAATCTTTGTTTGTTAATAGTTTAAGCAAGAACTCTTGGTGCTCACGAATGTTAGTTAATTCGTTCATAACATCATAACTAATTTCTTCTAAGCCCTGTGTTTGCATTTCTGCAATTTGTTCTACATAAGGATCGGACTCTGCAGCCTTGGCTGTTAATTGTTTAATTAAATTATCAACGGATGCTTGATGATGGATAGCATCTGACTCTTTATCATAAAACGTTTCTGGACGTGGTTCTAATTTGCCCAACCCATCGTGAGCTGATTGTAGTTCAGCCAGGAGGGTAGCATGTTCTTCCTTAGCCTCAGTTGCTCTAGATAGATCTCCCTGCTTGAGTCCCAATACTTGTTGGTGCTTTTCGTCATGGAAATCCTGTCCACAGGTATGACACGTATGATTCTCCAATGAAACGATCTCTGCAGATATCTTGCTAATCGTTTTTTCTTCCCGGGAAAGGTCCAACTTTGCCCGACTAATCGCCGACGATAGTTCATTGAGATCCTTTCGTTTCTGATCCCAAGTTTTAAACGCCGAGTGTGCCTGAATCTCGGCCTGGATGTCGATCTTCTGTAATTCTTCAATTGCCGCTTGAATCTTATTAATCTCTTCATCGTGTTTGTTATTCCATAGAGTTTGTCTACGCTTTAGGCTTTCAATTTGTTCTTCGATGCGCTTGTTAGCATCGCCTACAGCTTTAATACGAAACTCTTCTTGTGTAATAGCATCTTTAGTTACTTTATTAGATTCTTTTAACTTATCAGCCTTTTCACTTAATAGCGTAATACCTAATAATTGTTCAATAATGGTTCGCTGATCGTTTGCCTTAAGTGCTAGGAATGGCTCAGTATAAGTGTTAAGTGCTACAATATGCTTAAACATATCGTGACTCATACCTAGCATACGTTCTATTTCTTGTTGTGTTTCGCGGCTATCACCTTGTGCATCATCAGTTACTTCTTTTTCTGTGTCGCCTACCCAGAAGCGCATGCCTGTTGGCTTACGTCCTCGTTCAATTCTGTAACTTACTCCGTCCTTTTCAAAATCAATAGTAACCACCATGTTCTTTTGGTTAGTCTTATTGATTAAGTTGTCTTTCTTAATGTTAGTAAGTGCGTTACCGTACAAGGCATAGCTCAAAGCATTAATAATTGTAGTTTTACCTGTACCGTTGCGAGCACCGGAGTCGTCTCCGCCCAAGTCTAAGTTTTCACCCAATACCAAGGTCAAATCACTGCGGTCAAAGTTAACCGCCTGGGTAGTGTTACCCACGCTCATAAAGTTTTTAACGGTTAGAGTTTTTATTTTAAACATTTAGTTTACTAGTATAGATAAAATTATGGGTATAGTCAATTACTGTCGGCTTCTAAAATGCATTCGTAATGCATCTTGATTTAATTTAAAATCTTCAAATTTTCGTTTATCTAGTAAATCTGAATCAGCGATAGTTAGACCGGGATATTCGATAGCTAAGTAACGATTAGCAATGGTTAGGTTAAACGCACCAGACCATATTGCTGCATACAATTTTTGGCGAGGTAAATCAACAACTACGTCAACTTCTGTATTATCTGTTGCTGACCTAATAACTCGATTAATATCTTGTGGTAAAAAATCCACTTCATTAATTCTGTAAAAATTACTTCGCCCACTATGAGTATACCCAATCTCGTTGTTGCCAGTAAAGATATCTTCTAATGTTTTTGTGCCCGCAAATATAGCAGGACACGTAACTTGAAGTCGATCACCGACTAAGTCAATTTGATAAAAGTCGTCGGGTGGAGTACCTAAATAGCCATCTACATAGTTGTCCGTAGACGCATGTTGGTCAACGGTACGTAATAAAATTGGTCCAAATGTTTCATTGCTGCCATACATACTAACAATTTTTGTAATATTGGTAGCCTGCATAGTTTTAATGTAGTCAACTGTTACATAAAATCCGCCAACAATAACATGAAGTTCGTGTTCAAACTTTATATTATTTTTAATCATGTAACTGAGTAAACTATCAAGCATAGTTTTCCACGGGATTACCAATCGAGAAATTTTATTTTTATTAATAAAATTAATAAGTTGCCCGTTAGTTACATCGGTAGACAAATCAATGACAAATTCGTGATGAGAGTCTACAAATCCAAATGCTGGTAAAAAGTTAGACATCAACACACTAGCATGATGCATATTGCGTAAGTGTGCAATACTTTGCCCAGGCAAATCAAGTACCTGGGCATTCCGTGTGCCAATTCTATATAATTGTTCGTGCGTGTATTCAAGTAATTTAGGTTCAGCAGTAGTACCGCTAGTAGCGGTCCACACTAAAACATCACTAGGCTCTGGGAATATTTTTTCTTTAATTTCTTCAAATAGATCGTGGTCTTTTATAGAATAACTATAAAATACATTTTCGTTTATTGTTTGTTTTCCGTAACGATTGCACATAGCTAACAATGCTGGTGTTTTGATAACAAGTTGGTCGTGATAAATTAAATCTACTAATCCCCATTTTTTTGTAATGCTTTCCATCTTAGGACTATATCCGTCGTTAAGATTAGACTTCTCGGGGAAAATTAAAATCTTCAAACCCAATTCGGCGGCTGCAAAGAATAAACTACAATAAGAGAATTTAACGGTTTGATCAACTAATGCAATACTCATGCCCGGGCGCATATTGTAACCTTCGTACAATATAATTTTCCAAAAGTTAATACTATCAACTAAATCATTGTAATTAAACTTTTGAAAACCAGTTGGTCCATTATACAATAAATTAGGTGTGACGTAGTGCCTGCTAATAACTTCCATTATAAATTCCTGTAAATGTCTAACAATAGATTTTTGTTAAACTGTGTGCTTTCAATTGAGTTTAATTGACCAAATACAATTTGATCCACCGATTCAAATTCAATATTGCCTTGTATTTCGTAGTCGGTTAAGTCGGTTACTTTAGCTGGGATAAGTGTAATCTCACGCAACTTATAAGTGTCGATAAATGTTTCTTTGATAAACGTAGCTTCTTCATAACTAATGTCTACGTCTAAGTTTACACGGACGTGCATATTTGGTCGAAGCATTACCTCTGTGTGATTAAGCACGTCCTTTAAGCTAAACACACGATATAAAGGCTGATTGGGCCAAGCGTGATATACAGGCTCTTTGTCCCATTCTAAAATCATCATACCGCGATCGTCGTCACCGGCATCGGCATAGTTGTGTGGAAAGCAGTTGCCAATGTAAGTAACATTGCCTTTAGTTTGTCGTTTGTGGAAGTGCCCCGAGAATACATGCTCAAAGCCATTTAAGTCTGTAGCTGACATTTCTCCATGGTCCGGCATAGCTACCATAGCATTCATTAAATAACCGGGCAATTCAAAATGCCCAAACATATACTTGCCTTTTAGCTTTTTGAGTTTCTTGAAGTCATCACCGACAAGCCACGGAGCGATAGTGACGTCGCCGTAATTAATCCAATCGTTGCAAATATGGATGTTACTAAGGTGCTTGGCCCACTCCACAGATTGTACATCACGTTTGTCGCGATAATACAAATCGTGATTTCCAGGAATAAAGTAAGTATTGTCGAAATTCGCATTTAAGTGCTCTAGTGCTTGTAGACTGTATTGTAGTGTTAGGATATTAATACTAGCACGATTGTTGTGCCAGTCGCCGAGAAATAATGCTGTGTCGCATCCTTCTTCTTTAGCTTTGGCAGTAGCCCATTTAACAAAAGACAAACAGTCTTCATTATGCAAAGTACTGTTTGATTTTAACCCAAAGTGAATGTCTGTAAAGACAGCGGCTTTTTTGAATAGATTAGTCATAGTTGCAACTATACACGATTAAGTGTAATAGATCAATTGGTATTTGTTCGAATTAATTCGGCAAACTCTGGAAAAGTAGCGTCAAAGTTTTCTTTTCTTATTTGATCCAGACCTGCAGTAACTTCTAAAAAGTTATCCCATTGGGCTAAGTCTGCAGGTTGTTTCATAACCGAGACAAGTTCTTGAAAGTCTTCGGCATCGCCCAATTTTTCAATTACAGCCTGTTTAACATGATCTGGCATATTCTTAATAAACAAATGCTCGGGATTAATTAATAAGTTCCAGTATGGTGCCAGTGGTAGTATTTCTTGTACAGCCTGTTTAAGTTCTGGCAAGTAGTAAACATTTAATATACTAACGGTACTAATAGAATCAATCCAGTATTTGATTTTGTGTTTGGTAAAGAAGTATTGAGCTTGACGGATATTGGAAACGACTTCGTCCCAATCTGCCCCGTGCCTAATATAATTGAAGTGGCTGCCCACACCATCGAGCGACACCCCTAACTCAACGTCTTTAAATCCTGCAACCATTGGCAAGCGTTTAGGAATGTTAACACTACCATTGGTATTGATATACAAAGTAATATTTTTTGATAAACCCTCATCAACCAATCTGTTTAGCAACACAGCTACTTGTTTATTATAAGTGGGTTCGCCGCCAAACAACTCTAGTCTAACTAAATTACGGGATAGTTCTACAATTTCATCAAGTTGACTGTCAGTCCAGTTAGTTTCTTCTTGCCCTAGGTTGTAATAACGTTTTTTAGTTATTTCAAATAGTTTATCAGCATCAGCTACCCAACGACTACTATCATTTGGGTGACATACACGGCACTTAGCATTACATATATTGCCGTTCTTTATTGTTAATACCACTGGTCCAGACATGTATGCTTGATCACTGATACGTTGATTAATTAATTCTGGGGTGGCAAATTGATAGTCGCTGGTTTTGTTTACAGGGTCAAACAAACGTAAACGTAAACTTCTTTTATTGTTTGCTTCTTCGTGCCAGCAGCGTTGACACATAGCAGGTTGTTGATTATTTAAAAAATCAGAACGCAACTGTTCTAGCTTTGTACTAGTCCATTGCTGTAATATATTTGATGAATCCCCGGGCCAAGTAGTACCCCCAAGGTAAGGGCATGGGCTACACGACCCCGAGGGGTGTGTAGTATGTTGTATAAATGGAGCTACACAAAAATTTTGTGGTAAATCCATTAATCGTCGTAACCGCCGTCGCTTCCACCGGTGCTAGTAGATATTTTCATACCCTGGCGTGTGTAGGATGGAGTTAGGTTATTCATTTCTAAAATATCATCACGTAAGTTTTGATTACGCTTTTCAATATTTAGAACACGAGTAAATGAGTTTGTAATTGCCGCTGTATAATAAGCGAAAGGATTTTGTGATTTGAATTCATCAAACTGTAGGCCAATTTGACTTAACTGTAGTAATGCTTGGCTGCGCATTTCGTCGTTATAAGTATACCCGCGCCAGTTGCTTCGTGTAGCATAACGTTCACAGAGCTTAATAAACATATGAGCCAGCTTAGGAGTCATCTTACCATGATCGCGATTAAATGATCCTTTAGCAAAGTCGCCTTTCCAATGACTACGACCTACTAGTACTGGATTGCCTTCTTCGTCGACTTTAAAGTGTTCAAACGGTGGAAAGTTTACTTTAACATATTTTGTATTACCGGCTAAGTCTAATTCTTCGTCGTCGTACTCTGAACGTACCGGACCATCATCTTCTTCTAGAGCTTTGATAGCAGCTTTACGCGACTTAGCATCGTCAACCGGAATATGATCCCAGGTCATTACACGGAATACTACATCTGTATCAGCAATGTCTTTGAGCTTGATTTCAAACTCGTCCATTTTACGTTTAACTGCACCTTCTTGTGCGTGGTGTGCATCGTAGGCTAGTTTAGCTAGTCGAGTAGCACGATCTTTACGTGCTTGCATGATGTTCTTTTTATTGATTTTAGCAACACTAGGTAAAATCATGTCGTAGTCCGCAACTTCGGGACTTGTGTAGTAGCAATATGTATTCTTGCTTTTGTGGATTTCTTTTAAAATATCTTTATTATTTAAATAGTTGTGGCGTGCCATCCTTTGATTCCTTTAAAGTAAGTACATACTAACATATTTAAACCACAGTGGTCAACCTTTTTGTAAAATTAACCCAAACATTATAATAGCCGTTTATTAAACTAATAAATACTGTATAACTTGGAACTATAATGCCAGTACTACCTAATCAACCTTTACAAACAACGGCCGTTAACCAGAACAGTAGTTTTGGTGCCCAAATCGGCCAAAGTGTAGTTAACGGACTACAAGGCTCTGTTGGCTTAAATCCATCGATGAGCCGTCAAAACGTGGCTAGTATGTATGCATACGGATCACGTACAACGGGCCCGGATTTAATTGTTAATTATCCACAAGCCAGCTACGATTGGCGTGTGCGTGTTAGTCTAGCACCAAATAGTAACTATTTTTATAACGACCCAAGTAATCGATTATTGAGTCCACTGGTATCAGAAGTTGGTAACAACGTAACTAGTGCTGTAGTGCAATCGATTAATTCATTGTTTGGCCCAAATGGACAAACTCGTGTCGGTGTTGTATTCCCATATACACCAACTGTACAAGTTACGCATGCCGCTAACTATTCAGCACAAAAACTAACACACAATAACTATACTAACTATTTTTATGAAAATAGCGAAGTTCAGGCTATTAGTTTGTCTGGGGAATTTACAGTACAAAACGTAAACGAAGGACAATATCTACTAGCAAGTTTATACTTCTTTAGATCAATTACAAAGATGTTCTTTGGCAATGATCCAATGGCAGGCAATCCTCCGCCGATTGTTTTCTTAAACGGATATGGTCAATATTACTTGCCTAACGTGCCTTGTGTAGTCACAAACTTTAGTCATACTATGCCGGCAGAGTGCGACTATATGGATGTTCCTGAACCTGGAATGACTTATAATCCTAATTTTACAAACCCTGTACTAAACAGCACACGCTTGCCTACTACTAGTACACTTACATTAAATCTACAACCTGTTTACAGTCGAATGGCACAAAGTCAGAAGTTTAATCTTAACGACTTTGCTCGTGGCGCATTAATTAATGCACCAGGATCTGGCGGAGCTGCAACATCATTTGGCGCAACTAATCCGGGACTCAATGGTGGCACTGCAGGTAAGGGAGGATTCCTATAATGTTGGCTAGTTATAAACGCACAAGTCCTTATTTTAATACTCCTATGTGGGGTCAATTTCTTGACACATGGAAAGGTATAACAATACCTGCAGATCCAAGCGATGCTCGTTATCAAATTGATCCGCCTTATAATTTACGCCCTGATTTATTAGCATATGATATGTACGGCGATACTAATCTATGGTGGGTATTTTCTGTTCGTAATCCTGATATTCTAATAGATCCTGTTTTTAGCTTTATTGCACCTACTATTATTAAAGTCCCAACTCTTGCTGTGGTTAAAAAAGCTGTAGGTTTCTAAAATGCCAGATTATATTGAACCCGTTCAACGATTTGACGATGGCTCATCTATACAAACGTTTGACGATGGCTCAACTTTAGTCACTGACTCTGAAGGTGCAGTAAGTTCAACACCCTCTCCTGACGAAGCATCTAGTGCTGCCGGCGGCGGAAGTTCCTTATTAAGTGGCGCCAGTGATGCAATTGGTGGCGCCGTGTCTGGCGCAGTATCTAACGCACTTAACGGGTTAGTGGGCGGCGCAATTAAAGGCCTAAGCGGGGCACTAAGCGGACTACTAGCATCCTCACTTAAAAAACCAATGCCAACGGGCATTATACCAAACCCAATGCATAGTTATGCTAGCTGGAGCTATGCGTTAAGTTTATGGTGGTTAGATATAGACGACTACACCCGCATGACTTCCGGTGACGCTGTTTCGGCGTTAAGCTATGGAATTGGGCCAATGAGTTATGTTATTGCAGAAGACAGTGGACTATACCCCGATCGCCGATTACCCACACAATTGGGCTTGAACTATAACATACAAGATGTTAACTTTGAAACAGTAGTTGGACTTAACTCAAAAAGTAAAAGTAGTAACATGACCACTGGTAGTATGACTATCGTAGAACCGTACGGGGTTACGTTTCTTGATAGCTTAGTTAAAGCATCGGGGATGGGAGGAACTTATAGAAATTATACTAGCCAACCTTACATGTTGCAAATAGATTTTACTGGTTATGACGATGCTGGTAATCCTTTGCCATCTAGTGAAACAGACATTTATAGAAAACGTTTTCCTATACATATTATTGGAATGACCATCGAAGTTACTGGTAAGGGTTCAGAGTATAAACTTGAATATGTTCCAATGGGACACATAGCACATTCTCCAGAACACGCAACGGTTCCTAAAGACCTAACAGTTAATGCTGATACAGTGGGTGGATTTTTTACAGCATTTGAAAATGCATTAAACGCCTTCTGGAAACTAGAAGCCTTAAGTAAAAAGTCAGAATACGGAGATTCGATTAAATTTAAAATTGATCCTGCTATAGCCAAATGCGCTATTGTTTATCCTAAGCAACAAAGTATTACTCAGGCAAACCCAAATGCCAAGCCCGATGGCGCAGGCAAAGCTCCAATTGATTTATCTAAAGGCAACTTTGCTATTTCTGCCGGAACACAAATAACAGAAGTAATTAATCGGGTAGTACAACAATCAGACTTTATGACAGGACAACTAGGATTGGATAAACAAAATGATGATCCTAGCAATGTAAAACAATCAGAGTCTCAAATTCTTAATTCTTTTAAAACAACAGTAAACGTAGGCTTTGCTGGAACTAGCGGAGCTGGCGCCAAAGCTCAGGGCGCTTTTGATAATATCAGAAACACTTACCCAAAAGAATTTACATACAATATATCACAATATCATGTATATGATGCAAAACACCCAGCGGCACCTAAGATGTCTGATCCTAGACCGTATACAGTTAAAGAATACAGCTATATCTACACTGGACAAAATATTGATGTACTAGATTTAAAAATAAATTTTGATACTACATTTTATACAGCGGTTAATGCATACACTACCTCTAAAGCCGCTACTAACGTAACGCCTAGCACAGCATTAGACAATTTATTATCTATTGGTGCTGGATTATTGATAAGTCCTCAATTATTAGGATCATTGGGTGTTTTACCTGGGATTAATGGCGTAGCTAATTTAACTCCTAATAGATATAAAAATATTGTTAATGACCAACGTCAAACTACAGGATTAAACACTATTAACAATCCAGCTGCACAAGTAGGTGCAAGTGTACAAAATTCATTGTATACAAATCAGAAACAAGAAATGATTTCGGTGGATTTAAACATTGTCGGCGATCCTACGTTCCTTAAGCAAGATGATTGGTTATATAATCCTGACCCATCAGCCAGTGGCGGTGGTGGATTATTTGGAGAATTATTAAGTAAATTTGATCAGGCACAAAAACACGGACATATAAAAATGGACGATGGAGAATTAATTGTTGGGTTAACAATTAACACGCCAGTTGATATCGACACCGAATGGACAAATAAAGGATTGATGTATCCTGAAATTGGAACAACTCCAAGTATGTTTAGTGGAACATATAGAGTAATTACTATTAAAAATACTTTTACTGGCGGTAAGTTTACACAGCAATTAGGATTAGTTCGTCAATCTAATAGTGATATTCTAAGATCGGGCGTTGGGGCAAACTCTGGTGCTAGAGGACTAACCGATTCTATACAGTTAGGATTAAACTCTCTAAATAGTTCTATTAGTGGTGCAATAAGCGGAGCAATCGATAAAGGCGCACAAAGTTTACTGGGCCTAGCAAAATCAGCAATGGGCAGCGAAGCAACGCCAGCAAGCGATTCTTCGGGGTATCAAAACGAAGCACAACAAAATGCCGATGGCAACGGCGGACATACCCAAGCAACATTTGATTCGGCAGGTGCGGTTAATTCAGAGTACGATGCGTCTCGATCGGGCGAAGGCTAATTACATAATTAACTAGGATAAATCAATGGCAACAAATCAAATACGTAAAACGGGCGCAGATCCAGCAGCTAAAGCTGATGGCAAATCTGGTGTCACCGTCGATCCTGGTCCCTACGAAGCGGTTATAATGAAACACGTAGAAGGTACCCGCTCCGGGCAGGTACTAGTCTACATTGCCGACTTTGGTGGCACAAGGCAAAACACTGAAGATCATATTCTAGTTAGTTATGCTAGTCCTTTCTTTGGCACTACATATGGAACAGATTCGCAGACGTCGGGTAACGACACACAAAGTCCACAATGGACATCGGGTATGAGTTATGGTATGTGGATGGTGCCACCTGATATTGGTAATAAAGTGTTAGTAACATTTGCTGCAGGCGATAAAGGACGCGGCTATTGGTTTGCTTGTATATATGATACACCTAGTCACCATATGGTACCCGGATTGGGACGTAACGTGGGCGGCGAAAGCGATACAAAACCGTCGGTATCTGACAAAAGCTATAGACCGACTGTAGAAGCATACTCGGGTAACTTTGCTTCTAAATCTAAAATTGACATAGATAAACTTCCACGCTATGCACACGAGTTTCAGACTAACAATTTAATTTTACAAGGACTTGATAGAGATCCTGTTCGCGGCGCAATTAGTTCAAGTAGTTTGCGTGAAGCGCCTAGTAATGTATTTGGTATTAGCACACCGGGTCGTGCAGTAGATACAGATAAAAAAACTCAAGCAACTGTAGCACGTTATGGTGGTCATCAGTTTGTTATGGACGACGGCGATAAAGATGGCAAAGACAACTTAATCAGGTTACGCACAGCCGGCGGACATCAAGTGTTAATGAATGACACTGAAAATATTGTATATATTGCTAGTAAGTCGGGGCTACAATGGTTAGAGTTTAGCAAAAACGGTGCTATTAATATGTACTCATTAGGCGGATTTAATCTTCGCACAGTAGGACAGTTAAATTTACACGGTGATGCTGGAGTAAACATTAGTACCAATGGCAAATTAAAGTTAAACGCAGATGCTGGTATAAGCATTACCACACAAAAATCATTAAGTGCTGTAGCAAGTCAGGCTATTTCTATAAACACAGACGGTACATTATCAATTGGCGCAGGCGGCACATCAACTATAGGTTCAGCGGGTGTAATGAAAATTGGATCATCGGGCGGTGAAGTGGATATCGATGGTACAAAAGTAAATCTTAACGGTGGAAGTGCACCTGAAGTAGCACCTCAAACAATTGACACTAATAGTTTGCCCGATGTTATTAACAATGGTACCGTTTGGGAAGAACAAGCAGGACAAATTGATACAGTTTGTACAACAGCGCCGGCACACGAGCCCTGGAAACGATAATGCTATATCCGGGACAACAAGCTGCAGCTGGCACACCTATTCCTAATCCGCTACCAGTTAGCTGGCTAGGTAGAATTGATGCCCCGCCTAATCCCCCAGCCTGGGCAAAAGTTGGTGTGTTTACCATTGTACAAATTAGTAATCTATTAGCTCAAATTGGTTACGATGTAAGCCAATGGAATTATAATAAAATTGGCACACACAACGAGCTAGGCAAATATCAATTCACCACACAACAATTAGAAGACTACGGCTTACTAGCCGCAAAGTCTAATATCAATTACGGAACAGATTGTATAAACTATAAACATTGTTGGAAACCCACAGTAGTTGACACCGGCATAAACAATTATGAAAATTATTTTTATAATGTTAAAAGTCGTAGCGAATTTTTAGCATTATCTGTCGCACAAGAGCATTTAGCTTATCAGTATTTTGTTGATCTTTACACAGATTGTACAGCAAATGGTGTAATTCTTGATACAGATCCATTGGATGTAGTTGCAGGCCTAATTTATGTAGCATGGACATTGGGTCCGGGGGCAGCCGCAACAGCAAGTAACAGCAATGGCACCGGCGCCTGGGCGTGGCGATATAATAATATTGGTGCAGGTGCAAACAGTTACAATAGCGGACGTTACGCTATCAAAGTTTTAAGCAAATAAATAATATACTATGACAACATATCGCGGATTTAGCACCTTACTTAGTAAAAAAAGATATAGTATCACTGACTATACTTTGGCTAAGCAAGATCTAATAAATTATTTCCATATTCGTAAAGGTGAAAAACTAATGCAACCCACTTTTGGTACCATTATTTGGGACCAAATGTTTGAGCAATTAAACGATACTACACGCGAGCTTATTACCAATGATATTAAGCGTATTGTTGGATATGATCCACGTTTAAAAGTAAACAATGTAACTGTAACAGAACAGCTACACGGCATTCAAATACAGTTAAACTTAACTTACATACCCAGCGATCAAACCGAAACAATGAGTTTAAACTTTAACAAAGCCTCTAGCACGTTAACCACTAATTAACTGACCATATTATTATACCTGATAAATATTGAATACAGGGTAATAATATAATATGGCACAAACTACACGTCAAACAAATCTACTAGTAAACCAGGATTGGACTAAAGTCTATCAGAGTTTTACTAATGCAGACTTCACCAGTTACGATTTTGAAACACTTCGTAACTCAATGATCAACTACTTAAAAACGTATTATCCAGAATCGTTTAACGATTTTCTAGAAAGCTCAGAATATCTAGCATTAATAGATATGGTTGCTTTCCTGGGACAAAGTTTAAGTTTCCGTACCGATTTAAATGCACGTGAAAATTTCCTAGATACAGCACAACGTCGTGATAGTATTTTAAAACTGGCACGTATGTTAAGTTACAATCCTACTCGTACACAGAGTGCAAGCGGCCTATTAAAAATTGAAAGCGTTGCAACCACAGAAAGTGTGATAGATAGCAATGGTATTAACCTAGCTAATACTAATATTACCTGGAACGACTTAACTAATACCAATTGGTTAGAACAATTTACTACAATTTTAAATGCAACATTAAATGTAGGACAAGCAATTGGCAAGCCAGGCAATAGCCAAATGATCAACGGTATTCAAACAGATGAATACAGTATCAGCTTAGATTCAAATAGTTTACCTGTTGCGGCATTCAAGGTACCTATTAATTCAGCTACCACAGCATTTGAAGCTGTGAGTGCAACTAGTGTTGGACAAAGTTACATTTACGAAAACACTCCTGTTGCTGTTAATAAGTTTAACATTCTATATCGTAACGATAACAATGGTAATGCTAGTAACAACACAGGTTTCTTTGTTTATTTTAAACAAGGAAGTTTACAAGCAACTAACTTTACAATTCAAAACGCTATTCCAAATAATATTGTTCCTATCAATACAAACAATATTAATAACTCTGATGGTTGGCTATATGGATTAAACGTAGCCGGTGGTATTCAAACAATTTGGGACGCCGTTCCCACATTGTCCGGCCTTAACGTAATTTACAATCAGCAATCTAATAAAAACTTATACCAAGTTAGCACACGTAACGGCGATCAAGTTAGTTTAGTATTTGGCGATGGTTCGTTCTCTACTATTCCACAAGGCGGATTCCGTTACTACTATCGTACCGGCAACGGTTTATCTTATAGTATCACGCCCGATGATATTTCTGGTGTAACAATTCTTTTCCAATACATCAGTGCTAGCGGAAGTATTGAAACATTAACTGTTACAGCAAGTTTAAAGTATACAGTTACTAACGCTACAGCAACACAAAGTCTACAAAGTATTAAGACTTATGCTCCACAACAATACTATACACAGAATCGTATGATCACCGGCGAAGACTATAACATCTTCCCACTAACAACATTTACAAGTATTCAAAAGGTCAAAGCTGTTAACCGTAGTAGTTCTGGTGTAAGTCCTTATCTGGATAGTTTAGATCCAACTGGTAGTTTTTCTAGTACCAATATTTTCTGTAGTGATGGTAACATTGCCGCTGACGCAACCGGCGGATCGTCTACTTTTAGTTTCTTAACTACCAACGACATTTATTCAGCAATTTATAATGATATTCTTCCTGTGGTTAGTTCAACAGAAATGATTAACTATTATTATGCTAACTATCCACGTTATACACCGACAAATAGTAATATTAAGTTTGTTCAAACAAGTAGCACAACCGCAAGTAGCTATGGCAATTTAACTTATAATGGTAATGTCATACACGTAGGCAACATTGCCTCGGGTAATTTAAAATATGTAAATGCCGGTGCTAGTGTGCAGTTCTTAACTAATGCTAATGCTAACGCTACGTCTTTCTATTCTTCTGTTACCAATATTGTCAGCAACACAGAAACTTATTTTGGCATGGTTGTTCCTACAGGATCAATTGTAAAAACAATTATTCCGTCATTTAAAAATGATTTTAGTACGGCATTGATTAGTACTATTGCTACACAAATTGCAGCCAAAGTTAGTTTTGGTCTAACATACGACCAAGTAAATCAAGTATGGGTGAATATTCCTCCGGCAAATATTGGTACTACACCAAGCTCGGGTTGGCTATTAAAATTTACCTATAATGCAGGTTTATATAATGTACAATATAAAAAATTAACATATACATTTGCCAGCGCCGGCGAAACTAAATTTTATTTTGATACTAGTGTAAAAGTATACGACTCTGCACTCGGAACCACAATTAGCGATATTGTTAAAATTTTAAAAATTAATACTAAACCCAATGATACTGTAGCATTAACTTCCGACGTAATGTGGGATATTTACAATGTGATTACTTCCCCGGACGGATATGTTGATGGTACAACAGTATTAGTAAAAGCTCCAGACATGCAATTAGCTGGAGTCCCTGATAATCCAGACTTATATAAAACTGTGGCCAATGTTGCTACATCAAGATCTGATTTGTACTTCCAATATAAACACAATAGCCCAAGTCGTAGCCGTATTGATCCTACTCCAGTTAACATTGTTGACCTATATATTCTAACAGCCGAGTATGCTACAGGATATATCAATTGGCTACGCGACACCACGGGTGTACTAGACGAACCAATGGCGCCAACTACAAGCAGTTTAGAAATTGCCTATAGTAAATTAGACAGTTATAAGACTGTCAGTGATAGTATCATTTATAACTCTGCCAAGTTTAAGCCATTATTTGGTGCTAAAGCAGATCCTAGTTTACAAGCTCGTTTCCAAGTTGTTATTAACCCTGCGGTTAGTATAACGCCAAACGAAGCAAAGACACAGGTAATTAATGCTATCAATGCTTACTTTGATTTGTCTCATTGGGATTTTGGCGATTCGTTTTACTTCAGTGAATTAGCAGCATATTTGCATACAACATTAGTTCCAAACATTGCCAGCGTTCTAATTGTTCCAGTTGACGACACATTGGTGTTTGGTAATCACTTCCAAATCAATGCAGAACCATGGGAAATTATTACCAGTTGTGCAACAGTAGACAACGTAGATATTATTAGTGCAGTAACAGCCGCTCAACTTAATCTTGGAAATAACCTAGTAGGTACATACTAATGGCTTTAATTAACACTCTTAAATTTTTACCTGACGCATTTAGATCAACTACCAACCAACGATTCCTTGGCGCAACAATGGATCAATTGGCAACAGATGCTGCTAACGTACCAATCAATGGATACATTGGTCGCACCTTTGCACCAACTTATAAATTAGGCGATAACTACGTACCAGAGTCAACTGTAAATAGAACAAATTATCAACTTGAGCCTAGTGTTGTTGTTAAAAATGATGCAGGCGATGTAGTTTTTAATAGTGAGTATATCGACCTATTACAAAGTATTGGAAATCATCGTAGCTTTAATAATAACCATCAGCGTTTATTTGGGTCCGACACTTATAACTACGACGGTCACTTTGATTACGACAAATTTGTAAACTATCACAACTATTATTGGTTACCCAACGGTCCTGCTAGTGTATTAATTACCAGTGGGTTGACGCCAATGCAAGCTGACTATACTGTAACAAGAAATACAGCCGTTGGTGGTTACACATTTAGCGGCTTAAGCAGTCACCCAGACCAGCAAATTACTCTAGCACGTGGAGGAACATACACTTTTAAAGTCAACCAGCCAGGAAGTAAATTCTGGATTCAAAGTCAGCCCGGTGTTAATGGTGTAGATCCTCACATTCCTACATTAAGTACTCGTGAAGTATTTGGCGTTAAAAACAATGGCACAGATTCTGGTATTGTGCAATTTAATGTTCCGTTATTTAATGCACAAGATTTTTATATCAATCTAGAAACTGCTAATAAAAACGTAACAGCAGCAGTAACATTTAATTATAATGACATACAAAATACCTCACTGAGCGAGTTCTTAAGAAATTTTCCTGAAGGGATCGATGGAGTTACTAATCAACTTCAAGGAAAAACTATTGTATTCATTAATAATGTAACAGATAACTTTAAGTGGGAATCCAACGGATTAATGGATTTTTTTCCATTTGATAATATAGCCGAAGGATTTGACTCAAATAGTTTTTATCCGGGTATTGTACCAGGGACTATACGCCCAAGTGTTTGGCAAATTAATTTAGCACCCGGTCCGGATGGCGATTCAATTATTCAAATTGTTCCAGTCACAGAAGTTAAACCAAATCAAAAAGTTTTTATTAAGTCGGGTAAAACTTATGCATCAAAACAGTTCTGGTTAAATGCAAACTATCAATATGCCGAAGTTCCACCAATAACAGCTATTGCTGATTACCTATACTATCAAGATAGTAGTAATCCTGAATTCCTTGGCGTAATTAAATTAGTTGACAACAACAGTACACCAATTAACGTAGACACAGACATTGTTGGTAAGTCCGCATACACTAGTCCAAATGGCATTTCGTTCACCAATGGATTAAAAATTGAATTTGATAGTTTAGTGAATCCTACTACCTACGCTAATAAACAATTTTATGTAGAAGGCGTTGGCACCGGTATTGCACTAGTACCAATAGAACAATTAGTTGTACCTGAAGCATTTGGTCAGACACTTGCAACTTCCCCAGACTATATTACAATTAATCGTGCTAGCCAAGATTTAAATGCATGGTCGCGTAGTAATCGTTGGTTCCACAGAGATGTACTAGAAGCAACAGCTATGTACAATCAAACTAGTGTTGACTACGGTGATAACATTTATGGTCGTCGTGCAATTATTGAATTTGAATCACGCTTACAATTATTTAATTACGGAACACAGGCTAAAAATTCCGTAGATGTAATTACATTTGAATCAACTGACGCCTTTGTTGATATTGAAGGACCGCAAACAACACCGCCAAAATCTGTAGACGGAGTAACCTTAATACAAGGTATGCGTGTGGTGTTTGCCAACGACTACGATCAGTTAAGTAAAAATGAAGTATGGCAAATAGACATTGAACGAATCAATGGTCAAAACTTTGTTAGACTGTTGGCAACCCCCGACGATCCTATTAATGCCGGCGAATGCATAACTGTCACCCAGGGTGTAGCAAATTCTGGAAAAACTTTTTGGTTTGATGGCACAAACTGGCATACTAGTCAAGTAAAAACTTCTGTACAACAAGCTCCGCTATTTGATTTAGTTGATGCCGACGGTTATAGTTTTACCGATACCACTGTATATCCTGGTACAACATTTGCTGGAACTAAATTCTTTGGTTATCCTGTGGTTGCCGGCACAAACGATCCTATACTAGGATTTCCATTAAAGTATCAAAACTTTAATAACATTGGCGACATTGTATTTGCTAATTATTACGATACTGACACGTTTACTTACATCACAGATACCAACACCGGCGCAACAGCCACAGTTAATTGTAGTAGTGGATATATTGTTAAACAGTCTGGCCTAAACAATCCCACTAAACTAAACAATTGGATACTAGGAGTAGAGCCAAGTGAACAGTATCAGATTATTACCAAGTTTCACGAAGGATACCAAATAGCCGTTGATGGTGTTAACTATCCGTTTGTTCAAATTGATGTATTGCCCAAGGCCGAAGCTACTAAACCACATCTTAAAGTTTACTTAAACAATAAAATACTAAGCCCCAATACTGATTATCAATTGGTACCATATGGCATTTATTACGTTGTTACATTAAATGTTAGTGTAGCATTAAAAGATAAAATTGACGTATTGGTACTAAGCGACAGTATTAGTACTTTGGGTTTTTATGAAGTCCCAAATAATCTTGACTACAATCCTTTAAATAAAAACTTTTCAACAGTTACTCTTGGTCAACTACGTACTCATTATAATAAGTTACTTGAAAACACAACCATTAGCCCAACAAAGGCTATCCCTGCACAAGATAGATATTTAAAAGCTCAAGGCGGAACACTACTACAACAAAGTAGTCCAGTTGTATATGCAATGACTTTCTTATCTGACCCTACAGTTAATTTTATTGACAGTATTGCATTAGCTCGAAATGAATATACTCGATTTAAAAATAAATTTTTAAGTTTATGTGAAAAGATAACAACTTTAGATTACGCAAATCCGGTAACTGGCGTTGATACTATTTTACAAACAATTAACTCAGTTAAAAACAGTTCATTCCCGTGGTACTACAGTGATATGATACCACAGGGCAGCAACTTTAATGAAATTAAGTATACTGTATTAAATGCTCGTCAAAAGACCTATGAAATTAACAGCATTTTTAATCCTACAGAATTAAGTAATCGTGCTGTATTAGTGTACCACAACGGTGTTCAGTTAATTGGAAACGGAATTGATTTTTCTTTTAGTCGAATCAGTCCTGAAATTTTAATTAATATTGCATTGACTGTGGGTGACAGTATTACTATACGTGAATATGATAATACCGACGGTAACTATATTCCAGAAACACCAAGCAAACTTGGATTAACGCAAAACTCTGCTCCAGAAATTTTTGTAGATTCCTCATACTTAACACCTACTAGAGTTATTCGTGGACACGACGGTAGCTTAACTCCAGCGTTTGGCGACTTCCGAGATGACTACCTATTAGAATTAGAAAAACGAATTTATAATAATACTAAGTCAGTACACAAGCGCGGGGTAATGGATCCATATAATACACAACCTGGACGCTTCAGAACAACAGACTACACTCACTTAGAGTGGACACAAGTATTAACAACAAACTTTTTACGGTGGGTAGGAAATAACAACATTGACTATACCACTAATAAATGGTTTGATGCCAATAATCCGTGGACTTGGAATTACAGCCAATTTACAGATACTGTAGATGGCAGTACTTTACAAGGGTCTTGGCGTGCCATTTATAATTACTGGTTTGATACAGTTGAACCACATCGTAGTCCATGGCAAATGTTAGGTATAGCAGAAAAACCAAGTTGGTGGGAAACACGCTATGGTCCGGCGCCTTATACCAATGGTAATACAACATTGTGGGAAGATCTTGAAAGAGGTTATGTCTGGAACGGTAGCAATTCCACAGCATATACAGATGCACGGTTTGCTCGTCCTGGTCTAGTTAATTTTATCCCAGTAGACTCTGCTGGTAACTTGTTAGATCCTGCACAAGCAGGTATTGTACGTCAACGTGACTTACGCACAGCAGGCGATAGCTTCCAGGTAGGACAGATTGGCCCAGTAGAGTACGCCTGGCGCAACAGCAGCGATTATCCATATGCTATACAACAAGCATTAGCGTTAACTCGTCCAGCACAATATTTTAGTTCGCAAATTGATTTAAGTCGTTTTTATAAAAATCCAGTAACCGGGCATTTTAGTAATACATTAAACCAAGCAATTACTCCGACACTTTTAACAGTTAACGGAGATACTGTTACTGTTAAAGGTTCAGTGCAAAGAACAAGCGGTTATTTAAATTGGATTGCAGATTATATTAAAAATCTTGGAATTGATCCTGTTGCAAAACTTGAAAATTATTTTAAAAATTTCAACGTACAACTTGCTTATCGTATTGCTGGATTTACTGATCAGAATTTAATTAAAGTTACTGCCGAGCAAACAAGTCCGGGAAGTACTAATGCGTCGGTTATTATTCCCGACGGCAACTATTCTGTGTATTTGAATAAATCGGTGCCTACAAAAAATATTACCTATAGTGCTGTTATTGTCACTAAAGTAGAATCTGGCTATACTGTTGCTGGATATAATACTACTAATCCTTTCTTTACTATTATACCAAGTGTAACATATGGTAATTCTCAATCGTTAACTGTAAACGACATTACTGTAAAATTATATAAAAATAGTACACAGCAACCTGTAGTGATACCTTATGGAACTACATTTACTAGTGCTCAACAAGTAGCAGATTTCTTAATAAGTTATCAGAGATATTTAAATGAACAAGGTTTTGTATTCAAACAATTTGATACAGACTTAGAACAAACTCGAGATTGGTTACTAAGTGTTAATGAATTTCTATTTTGGACACAACAAGGATTTGGTCCAGGCACATTGATTGTATTAAACCCAGTTAAAGATACGCTTGACGTACAAACCAATGGTACTGTAATCGATGCTATTACAAATACACCAAACGGTAGTCGTTTATTAGATACAAACTTTAATACAATTAAGAGCAATAATTTTGATGTATTGCGTGTCGACTATCCTACAGGAAATCAATTCCAAGTAGTTACGGTTGATGGATTCAGTACCATTGCCTTGGCTGAATTAAACTTAATACAGTACGAAAGCGCATTAATATTTGATAACGTAGATACCTTTGGTGATATTCTTTATATTCCTGAACAAGGAACACGCCAGTATCGTTTAAAACTAACCGGAGCAAAAACTGGTTTATGGGATGGCGCATTAAGTGCGGCTGGCTACATTTACAGTGACCCAACAATTACATCTTGGCAACCCGGTACAGACTATAAACAAGGCGATATTATTACATTTAATAATTCATACTATACAGCACCAAACAATATTGTAGCTAGTCAAACTTTTAATCCAATTGCTTGGAAATTAATTTCATTACGTGATTTACAAACAGGTCTATTGCCTAGCTTTGGTCACAACGCACAGGTATTTTCAAATATCTATGATATTGATCGTCCGCCACAAGATGAAAACTATCAAATATTCAGTGCCGGTTTAATTGGATTCCGTGAACGTCCATTCTTGAGTAATTTAGGAATTAGTATTCCCACACAAACTAAGTTTTATCAAGGATACATACACCAAAAAGGTACAACCAATGCAATTACATCGTTAACTACAGCCACCTTTGATACAGTTGGCGGCAACGTTGGTATATACGAAGAATGGGCTTTCCAAGTTGGTCGTTATGGTGACATTAATAATAACTTATACACAGAGTTTGTACTTGACCAAAGTGTATTTACAACTAACCCAGTTGCATTTACAGCTAATGCTAATGTAAACGCTACATATAGTGCCGGTAATATTATTGTTAACTTAGCTGTTACTGGCAATTCTATTACATCAAATGTCTACAACGGTAGCAATATTGCTAGTACCGGCACTGCACTCTACAGTAATAGAACCACAGATTTATACTCACATGATTTACCTGGGTGCGGATATGTAAATCTTGCCGATGTTGATTATCAAATTTTTGATATTAATGCTATTACTGTAGTACCTTCGTTAACAGCGGGCAAAAAAATCTGGGTAGCAAAAGACTTTACACCGGGGTGGAATGTTTATAGAGTTGCTAATGTAAGTGTAACAGCCACAACATTAAATTATGAACTTGATAACTATGCTCAATTGGTATTCTCTGGCGCACACAATTTTAGCGTAGGTAATTATTTTGTACTACAAGGATTTAATACTAGATACGATGGTATGTATCAAGTTGTTGCTGTACCTGACTCAACGAGTGTTACTATAAGTGTTGCCAATACATCAACTATTACAGCCGCAGGCGGAAAATTAGTTGGCATTGGTACTATATATAAACTTACATCAATGGTTATTAATTCCTATAGCCAAATTAGTTCTGTTGCACCAGCTAGCGGCTGGATTGCTAACGACCGTGTGTGGGTAAATGCAGATACACAATCTGGCGCAACTGGTTGGGCAGTATATACATACAATGGATCTACATGGACACGTACAAGACAACAAAGTCCTAGCGTTGATATAACCAGTATTAATCGTACATTCATTTATAATAAATCTAATAATCTTATTTTATCTGCATTAGATTTTATTGATCCTGCCAAAGGTAAAGTATTAAGCACAGTAGGTTCGGATATTGATTATCAGTTAACTAACGATCCTGCATTATACAACAACGGCGATATTACTTTAATTCCTAATTTAAATATTCGTTCAGATTACCATTGGGGCCCAAAACAAGTTGGAAAAATTTGGTGGGACGTTGATGCTGTACGTTATATTAACTATGAACAAGATGAATTAATCTATCGCTTAACTAATTGGGGGCAGATGTTCCCGGGTAGTCAAATTAATGTTTACGAATGGGTTGAAAGTTTAGTACCACCTAGTCAATATACAGCTTATGCAGCATATGGTTACACGGGTACGCCGTTACATCCAGATGATAGTGCTTATAGTACATTTGCTAGCGTTGGTCCAACTGGACTAGTAAACACTACTTACTATTTCTGGGTAAAAAACAAAACTACAATTAACGATAAAGCTGGAAAGAGAAATAGCGTATATAGTATTGCTAGCTCAATAAAAAATCCAAAAGCACAAGGAACACCTTATGCAATGATTTTACGCAACGATACTGTGGCTCTGTACAACATTAATTCTGCGCTAACTGGAAAGAATAGTGTTATACATCTTGGTAGTCGTAGTCGCTCGGCTGGATTAATACATAGCGAGTATGCACTAGTTCAAGAAGGTAATCCGCACAGTCAAATTCCTCAATTTATTGAAAACAAATTAATTGATAGCTTGGCAGGGCAAGATAAAGATGGTAATTTAGTACCAGATCCTGCGCTAACTCCAGCACAAGCATATGGCGTAAGTATACGACCGCGCCAGAGTTTGTTCATTGATCGCGAAATGGCATTGAGCAATTATATAACAATGGTTAATAATAAAATATTAACGTATCCTGTAATTGCTCGTAAACTAATGACTACACTTAATAGTGAAGAGGCTATTCCAAGTATTGATACTGGCACCTGGTCTAAATCTGTTTCAACTCGAGTAGAATTAAACTATGTAGACACAGATGCCTTACCAACAGATTACAACTATCTGGTTATCAATGACGCTACAAATTCAGGTAAATGGGCCATTTACACATGGAATGGAACAGAGTGGACTCTTTCTCGAGTACAAAACTATAAAACTAATTTGTACTGGTCCACAGTTGATTGGTATCAATCGGGATATGATTATACTGTAGCACCAGATGTTACTGTTAGTACTCGCATTGACTTTGGCAAATTAACTCTTAAAGCTAATACCTACGTTAAAGTATTAAACAATGGCAATAACCAGTTTGAAGTATACTATATTGACAGTACATTAGCTCAAAACCTAGTTGGCTTACAAAATGGTACAATTCAATTTTCCACCGGAACAATTCCCCCGCTGGAAATGCGTAAAATTGCCACAGCTATACAAACAGAATTATTCATTGACGATCTATTATTAGATTACAATCAATTGTTCTTCACTATGGTCAAGTATGCATTGTCTGAGCAAAAAAATATTGAATGGGTATTCAAGACAAGTTTCTTAAGTGCTACTCAATATATTCGTGAACTTGGCCAATCACCGAGTTACATTGCCGATAACCAAAGTTACTATTTAGATTATGTCAACGAAGTTAAGCCATATAGAACAACGGTGCGCGAATTCGTTGTTGATTATCAAGGCAAAGATAAATTTGCCGGAGATATTACAGACTTTGACTTACCTCCGTATTGGGACGCCAATGTGAATGTATACCGTAGTCCAAGTGGCGAACAGCTAGGTGATACTACTAAATTAACTACCGGTATATATAGTCAGTGGTCAGAAAATTATAAGTATCAAGTAGTTGATGCTATGATTGAAAATCCTGGAACAGGATATTTAATTCCTCCGCAGGTTGTTATCATCGGAGATGGAGGTCAAGGCGCAGAAGGTTATGCAACCATTAACGCCAAAGGCGGAGTTGCTGAAATTATTATTACTAATCCAGGTAAAGGATATACAGCCAACCCACAGATTATTATCAATGGCACCGGCACCGGCGCCAGAGCATATCCTATCTTACGAAATGTTTACGATAGCAATAATACCGGGCATAATGTTGTTAGAAGTATTAATACTACAATTAAGTTTGATAGAATTAATTACACTAATCCAAATACATTTGTATTCTGGGACAGTATTACTACCGCCAACGTTGGCCAAACAATACCTACAGATACTATTTTAGTATTAAATGATAATTTTTATCAACTAGCCAACGCTTATACCATTGATTCTGGAGTAACATTCCCTGTTGCTAATGTAGTTCAAATTACATCAGAATTTAATAATGCCAATGATCGTATTATTGCGTATACCGGAAATGTTGATCTAACTCTTACACAAAAAGGGTTAGAGTATCCTGGCGTAACAGTAGATGGTAATACATTTACAGGAAACATTTACGATACAAGTATTTCAAGTCGTTACACAAGTAATCTTGGTGTTAACCCAGGCGATATTCTTGTTGATGGCGGCAAATATGTAGATATTTTCTCAAGCTACGCACCAGAAGAAATGGTACCCGGTCGTATGTACGATAATCTAAACTTATCGGTTATTGATACAGACTTCCTTGGCTATAGAGTATTACAAGGAATAAATCAAGACTATAACTATTACAGAATTGCTGCGGCAAACTCAACAACGCTGACTTCATCTTTAAGTTTATCAGACACTTCTATTTTTGTTGCCGATGCTACTAAGTTACCATTGCCTAATCCTGCACTGAATATTCCAGGTGCTTTAATTATTAATGGCGAAAAGATTGTGTATTGGAGAAACTATGCACTTGAAAATAAGACAGCATGGGCGGCCAACACCATCATTGCTACAAATACATTAATTACTAAAAATGGAAATACTTACCTAACAACAGGTAACGTATTTGGTATATATTTTGCCAACATTACTGCCAACATTGAGCAAGTAAGTGTTAATACACTTTCACAAATACGCAGAGCCGCAGATGGTTCTAGCCCATCTTTAGTACATCCGGCAGGAAGTCGAGTCAGAGATACTAGTCAGCAACAGTTAATACCTGGATCTGCAAATAGTAATGTTAGAATTACATCAACTACTGTGTATAAAACTACAGATGATGTGACCAGGGGAATTACTTTAACAGGAAATCTTACAGCAAACATTGGCGATATTTTAACTCAGCAACAAACAGTTGACAGTTGGAAAGCTAATATCAATTATGCTCAAAATACATTAGTTTACTATAGCGGCAATAGCTATACAGTTACCGGTAATGTATACGGCACAACTTTTGCAAGTATATCTGGAAATCTTACATTTGCATTTACTGGAAACACTAATAATATTTCGGTTATGAAATTGTTACAAACAGTACGCGGAGATCAATCGTTTGTTCCTGTACTATTACTTGATGGAACTATACGTAGCCAACCAATTCAGTACGATTCGGGAAGAATTATGGGCGAGTCTGGTAGTTATGACTTTGGTAGCTCGGACCCAGAGTACTCATTTGGCAAAGTTGGTAACGTAACAGTATGGACACCAAATACAACCCTTGCCAAAGGAACATACACGTACTATGCTGGAAATAGTTACATTGTAACTGGTAACGTATATGGTGCATATTTTGCTAATATTATTAGCAACGTTTCTCCAATCATGGACGGTAACGTAGGTATTCCGCCTTACAATTTAAGCATAACTTATACAGGTCTCGGCGACGGATTTGATAATAGCGTGGGAACATTACACGTAAATGGGGCAGATTCTGGTGTATATCTAATTACCGCAGGCATATTGGGAGAAGTTGATAACACTGGGCACGTAACAATTACCGCCGGTAATATATTAAGCCAAAGCAATGTATGG